TGTGCTATCCGCTTTGAAATGGCGGAATTTGATTCAGACAGTCGTTCTCAAGTCATGACGGTCTCTTGCCCGATTGATTTCAATTATTTTGGCAATTTTGCAGACATTGGAACGAACGGCACTGTTATGCCCGGGCATCTTCAGATTGCTGGAGTTGAGGGCCTTGTCAATCGTGTGCAGAAAGTCATCAATACTGCTCAAGCTGCGACAAATATTGGCCGCAACATTGGTAGCGTAGCGCGTCAGATTGGCTCACTTTTCGGGTAAATGCCATGCAATTATTGCCGAATGACGGAACCGGTAATTTCAGAGCAGTGGCAGGCACAATTTCTGTGCTTGCTGCACTCTATTATCAGAAGTTAGTGCTGAAAGGCTATTCATTACTGCAAGAAGAAGTTCAAGCCGCTTTTATTGAAGAAGTGAAGCGCTATGCAGGTTGGCAAAGTTTGACCTGCCAAAAGTCTTCAGCTGTACCGATCGCTGTGGATGAACATTTAATTCTTGAAGCCTTTGAATGGGTCATCATTGAGCCTTGTGTAAAGGCCAATTGTGACCTGATTCAAGCCTCACTGGTGGAAGCATCGCGCAGTATGGGGACTGAAGGATTCGGCATGTCAGTCAGTGAAGCTGAACAGGCCTATGAAGCCGAAAAAGAGAAAATGCCGAAGAATGCCTTTGTCCAGCCGCCGTTCAGTTTTAAAACACTGGGAGGACACTAAATGCAAATCGTCATTGCTGCATCCAATAAGTTAATTTCAGCTTCAGAATTAATGTTGGCCACACTGCGCACTGATCTTGTGCCAGTGCCGCTGAGTTTTGAATTTTCTGTGAAAGCGAACCGAGAGCTGGAGGAACAGCTAAAAGAAGGTGCTGAGATTCTTGTGGGGAATATCAGCCAGCCTTTTGTGATTGTTCTAGTACAGCCAGTCAAATCGCAAACAGTGAAAGATGACCGCAGGATTGGTGCCATATCATGTATTGCGGTTTTATCCGGCTGTCAGAAACTCATTATCAATACCGATAAAGCGGTGATACAGAATGAGACTTCTTTTAATTCTGCAATTCGTGCCTGCGGTGCCAGAAATATCCGCTTAGGTGATGATCTGCCGTTGCCTGAATTTATCTGCCTAAAGGGGCGTTTGCCGACTGCGCGTCTAGCACTGTATTTACAGCAAGAAGCTGCTGTTATTTGTTTTAGGAACAGCAAAATCAGTGCAATAAAATTGGATGCATTGTTTAAACAGGATGCAGTTTTAAAGCTTGATCCCAGTGAAGTGCATTGGTTAAACAGTGAACAGAAAACCAAACATCAGAAATCATCTTATGTATCGGTTGAGCAGGATGGTTCAACGGTGATTGGCGATGACACCACAACAGCGGGGCAAGCTGTTGTTCAAAGAGCCGGTCTTGATGCCCGTCAGCTGAAAAATATGGAAAAAGTACTCATTCCACGCGGAACAATACAACGTCCGCTGAATATGGAACTCATGGCGGGTTCAGTTGTAGAAATTAGTCAAACTAAATATGTGATTTTGACTGCTGCCCATCATGTTGAAACAGGTGCGGTTGGAGGCAATGTCGGATCTACAACAAAACTATGGTTGGCAAATTTATGAATACGACAAAAATTTTAGGCGAAGCCGTTGGTATCCAACGACAAGACATTATTGACCGCACAGAAGAGCAAACTGCGGATGGTCTGACAGGCGCTGTAATCTTAGGCCGTTTCAAGCGCGGTCGCTTGGATGCACCGATGGAAATTCATCAGGGTAATATTCGCGGTCAACTTGGATATGATCCAAAGAACCCAGACTACATTGCTGTTCAAGATTGCTTAGATACAAATGTGCCCAGTGTGCAGGTGTTGCGGGTAAAAGAGAGTATAGAAAATGCTATATGTG